CACTGCCTACATACCCACCACTTGCACTACTACTTAAAGTAGGAGGTGTTCCGTAATAAGTCTTACTTACAATTCTATACGCCCTACTTTGCCCTGTACTAACTGTGGTTACTCCACTACCTTCAAAAGAACCCCCATCGTTTATAGTGACACCACTTACTGAACCATTAGATACATGAACTGTAAATTGAGGTTGAGTGTATATTGCTAAACTACTAGAAACTGTTATAGATATATCCCCTGCAATATTACTACCTGCTCCTGTTATAGTAACACCTGATATTCTATGTCTTTTATTATAACGAGTATAATCATGATAAGCATTTACTGTACTTGAACTATGAGTATAAGATGAGGTGGTAAAAGCAAAAGTGGGTAATACGAGATTAGATGGTTGTGAAGTAGCACCTTCAGGTAAAATATTTACATTTACTCTATAATCTTTTTCATAGTCTCCTTGAGTAATTACAACAGCAGCTTCTTTTGCAACTGCATCTGTTTTTGTAGTCTTAGGGGCTACAGCTTTAGAGGTATTTAGTAGAAATGTACTGTCTCCAATGCTTAATCCTTTTAAAGTTTGACGAGGTGCTGAATCATGTAAGTAAGCTGTTTGTGCATCACTTAGAGTGTATCCATTAGCATAAGCCACACCACCTACAGTAATACTTGATTCTGTTCCATTAACAATATTAAAAGCTCTAATCTTACAGTGGGTATGATTATCATTGTTGTCATATTCAGGATAGATAATTGTAACATATCGTTCAGTGTCGGTTCTATTTATAAAATGAACAAACGAATTTTCATCTATAAGACCATCTATAAGTTTCGCTATATGTCTCGTATTAGGTCTTTTACTTAATCCATCTACAACAGAACTGATAGCGTTTGTTTGCTCCTCACACTGACCTTCAAATCTAACTGCGTCAGGTTGTTGAGATACGCCACCAATAAGGTTGGGTAAAGAAGTATTAAGTAATGCCATTAGGAAATATCGTAGTTACGATTTATACCAACTCTAACTGCTGCGTCATAGTTGTCAAATATAGTTCTGTCTGAAGTTCTGCTATCAGCTTCTTGTAGGTTAGCTCTAGCAGTATACTCATCACGAGCAATCAATGCTTCAAGTTCTTTAGAGCCAATGATACGACCCTGGAATATTCTTGATGCCTTGAGTGTAATGTATCGTCTAGCTACTTCAGGTAAGCTATCATAATCAAGTAAACGAATTTGGTTTACTGTTAGGTCGCTTGTAAAAGTCGTTGTATTATTCTTTCTGTCAAACAAAGTTGCTCCACGCTGAACAATATCTAAAGATGTATCCACTGGGTCAAACTGAATGATGTCAGTACCAACAGTAATAGAACCATTAGAAGGGGTGTACTTAACATCTATTTCTGTATTAAAGTGCCAACCTTCAGTCTGTACTTCTTTACTAACCTCATCAAGAACAGATATAGCAGTTGATACCGATACTGGTAAGTTAGCGTTGCTTATGCTATTTACTGGTGATTCACCAATATGTCCTAGCATAGAGTTTACTGCTTCGAGTTTAGTAGTTAGTGTAGCCATATTATTTAGACCTTTGTTTAATTAATGTTACTAATAATAATGAAAAGCCTAAAAGCAATCCATAAAATGAGGGTTCAGGTATACTGAGATAAGGTACATCTAGTCTGTAATCAAATTCTTTCCAAGTATATTGAACACCCTCGAACTCAAGTCCTTTAAAGTCTTCTCGTAAGAACTCAGGCATATCAGGAATATAAAAGAATGGTGTATCAGATATAACAATAGATATTGGCTCTTCTATTTCAAAAGGTTGTTCTATTGGGAGTAATGGATACTCAGGTTCAACAATAGGAAATAATGGGTATTCTAGTTCGTGGCTCATTTCTTAAATAGGGATTTTAATTCTTTTATTATTTTAGAGAAAAAATTGTTTTTAGGGAGAAACATCGCAATGATAGAACCTATTGCTACATAGGTAAAAGCCATTGCCATTAGGTCTTCTTTGTAATGTGAAAGTATATAGTCTATCATGATGTTGGTGATACTTGTCTATTAGGAGAAATCTCGTTTTCCATAGGTTCAAAAGGAGTTTCCACTATAGGTGGTTCAGTCTTGACCTCTTGAGATTTTTCATTAGTTTCTTGTTCTGATGATTGTTCTTGAGATTCTTGTTTATCTTCAGTTTGCTCTTCTTGGGTTTCTTCTTGGTTATCTTCTTTGGCTTCTTGTTGTTCACCTTCGTTAGATGAATCTTTTTCTTCTGATTTGGATTCCGTTTCTTTTGGCTCTTGTCCTTGTTCAGTGGATGACTGCTGAGAAGGAGTATCGGAGGAAGTACCTTGTGAAGAAGAAGAGGATTCAGGTGTGGTGTCCGAAGACTCAACAGATGGTGATGAAGTCGATTGTAGTTCGGAAACCTCAGCGACCTTCTCAGCGATAACTTCTTGTCCCCATACATGGAGGTCATTGAAATCAACAACCATCTCGAAGAACTTAGGGACTTCAAATCGTTCTTCTACAACATCTTCTGCAACTTCTGCAACGAAGACTTGTGTCATATCTACAGCTAACTCAGTCTGTGTAACTGCTGCTGTACTAACTGCAACAGTACCAGCAGTGCCTAGAGAGCTTATCTTTTCAACGATAGGGAACTCTCTAAACTTTTCTAGTAGCGTTTTATTAAATTGTTTAGTGCCTTCTTCGGCAACTTTTAGGGCTTTGTCTGCTCCGACTTTAATGTCGCCCATACCCTCTGATTCAAGAAGTATGTCGAGTGCTTCCTTGTGTTTAACAAGAAGTTCTTTAGCGACTTTTTTGTCCATTTATTTTTTCTTTGGAAACCCCTTCTTCATATTGTCGTATGACTTCTTAGAGATAGTGGATTTCTTTTTAGAGCGGCTAATGCCTAGTTTTTTTCTTCTATTGATATTTTCGTATAGTGACATAATTTAACATTTCCATCGTTTAAGGGCTAATGCTTTACGAGTAGGTCTACCTTTAGAATCTTTCATAGCTCCTTTAACACCTGACATTCTAGCACAGAAGCTACGCTTTCTAGCTCCGCCACCAGGCTGTGGGGCTTTAAGATTAGAACCTGTCTTCTTGTTATAGTAGTCACGACCTTTCTTGGTCAGTCCACCTTTCTTAGACTTATGTTCTTTTCGTAATGATACACCTTTTCGTTTCATAAATAAAAAAAGCCCCCCAAGGAATAACCAAGGAGGGCTTAGAGTTAAGAGGGTTTATGCAGGAAGAATCTTCACTGAACACTCAGGGCGTAACA